CTTCTGCAAGTTCGGTTACCTCTTCTGTAACTTCGTCAACTTTAGAAAGCAATTCCAATTTAGCTTTCAATTCATTATTTTCTGTTTTTAATGCTTCGATTTCTGAGAAGAAAGTTTCTTTAACGATAGATTCGATAGTTTTCTTTGCAGATGGTGCTGCAGCTTCTGCTTCTACTTCAACTTCTACCTCTGGAGCTTCTGCTTCAGGAGCAACTTCTTCAACTACTGCTTCTTTGATCTCTGCAATAATTCCTTCTACTGCAACAACTAAGATCATTCCGTTTTCTAATTCGTACTCACCAATAGGTAAAGGAATTTTTTGCTCGTCTTCTGTTACGATGAAAACTTCATTTTCCATTTCGAATGCGTCTGCTTCTAGGGTTGTAGTTCCATCGATTAACATCATTTGCTCTAATTTCACTTCCATTCCTAAAAGTGACTTGATTTTGTTAATTGTGCTATTTTTCATTTGTCGTTTTTAATTTAATTTATTTTTAAACTCATCTACAATTTCTCTCGTGTCAACTATTTTATTTCCCCAAGCAGTTACTGCGATACCATCAAGTAAATTTGTTTCTCTTGGTAAATCAAGACCAATTTGGTCTGCCTGATTTCTTAATTTTGTTAGTTGAGAACTCAAATCCAATAATTTTTTTTCAACTGCATCAGCTTCTTTCTTTAATTGAACTCCTACAGTTTCTTGTTTACCAATCATTGTAAGTATTTTAGAAGCTTCAGCACCCCAAGAATCACGTTTAGATACGTGTGTTTTCCATTCAGTAACTATTTGTTGTTTTAATTTATTGATATCATCTATCAATGTTAGCTCAACTTTGTGGCTTTCTAAATTAGTAACCTCATTAATTGAAGACACCTTACTAAATACTTCCTTTAAACCCATCTTTGTCTTTTTTATATAAACTTGTTAATATTTGTTTTGTTGCATTTTTATATTATATTTGCATCTAACAAAAACCAATTTAATATGAAACCTCAATTAGATTACATTCAATACAGCATAGATGTATTAAGTCAAAAAGATGTTGATTTGAATACTAAAGAATATGCTATTAGCACTCTTAAACAAAGAGTAAAAGAATTAACACCGTTGTTCAATGAATGTGCTTTAAAGGGTATTGATATGCAAGAGCTTTGCCCTGAACTAAATTCAGAATGGAATACAATAGTTATGCTAACACGAAATACTTAAACTATGACGCCAAAAGAACAAGCAATTAATATATGTGAAGAAATGTTTTATTGTTTTCAAGGACATCTTGACGAATACACTGCTAAAGAATGTGCTAAAATAGCAGTAAAATTAATTTTAAAAGAGTATTGGCATCACGACACAGATAGAGAGCAATATTGGCAAGAAGTTAGAAACTCAATTCAAAAAGTAAAACTATGAATATATATTTTATGGAAGTGACAATTAAACACAAATCAAAATATTCTTTTAAAATAGAAAGGTTAATTAGTTTTCAAGATATGGGAACTTGGACACGTATTTATTTAGATACTAATAGTTTTGATATTGATGAAAATTACTATGATTTTTTAGAAAGATTAAAGAAATACAAAGCCACCGATTAAAGTGGCTTTTATTTTTATCCGTTTTGACGCACTGTAGTTCTTACTCCTGCATTCTCAGTTATCGTAACTGAATCAATGCCTTGTACGACTCCTATGCCTTGTGCCTGTAAACTTCCATCGCAACATTTAGTAGAGTATTTTCCGTTTTCACATAGACATCCTCTTCGTCCACCTTTAGGGCTAGAGTAACTTGGTGTTTTAAATTTGCTCATCTTCTATAATTATTTGTTTGATTTGTTCTAGTAAGACATCATCCTCTGACATCATTGACATTTCTAACTTGTCAGCAAAGTAACCCTCGATTGAAAATCCTTTTACTTTACCTTCTTTTACGTCTTTCCATACCTCATCGTTGTTAACCTTCATTGATATCATCCAAGTTCCTTTTGGCAAATCAAAGCCATAAAATCGGGATTTATCCGATTTACTATCGTCAATGATCCAACTTTCTACTACTGACATTCCTTTTAACTTCTTGTCGTGTTCGTAGGTAGCGTTGTTTTGGTTTGAGTTCATTAAGAATAACTCTGATGCTTGACGTACAGTGTCCTCTGAAAAGTAAATATAGTATTCTTCTTTTGTCTTAGGATTAACTCTGTAGATTTGCTTGTTAGGAACTAATGCAGCTCCCATAATAATCTTTTTCTCAGCGTCTACTTCTTTGAGTTCTATTTCGTGTTTTGCTAGTGCGATAAAGTTCTCTTCAATAGCAGGTGAATGAACTACAGAAACTGCGTCAATTCCACTCAGTGAGTCCTTTTCGTCAATTACTAATTCTACAATTTTCATATTTTATAAACTTAATTATTGTACTAATGTTGCATTTTCAATTCTGTTGCGATCTAGTGCTTGTGCAGTTGTCATATCTCCAGAAACAACGTAAGCCTTTGTTGGTTTTTGTTGAAGTTGTCCAAGTTGATTGATTCCTGAGTTTCCAACTACGTTAAAGTTTGGAGATATGATAGAGCCACCTCCTGTAGAAGGTGTTGGAGGATTTCCTCCTCCTCCTGTATCATTTGGAACTTTAACTGCAGTAATTGCTTTAATGTTTTTAAGACCTGCTGCGATAGCTAAACCTGCATTGATTGGAGCTAATACAGGCCCAACGTAAGGAATACCAACAGTAGCAGCATAAGCCTTTTGAGCTGATAAAAATGTTTGAATAGTTGCTTCTGCAATTGCTGCAACTTTACCTGCTTTTGTTTGCTTACCAAATAGTTGTGAGATTTGACCTAATGTATCTGCAGTTGCTTCTAACGCTTCTAATGCTTGTGCTTTTTTTAATGCGTTAAGTTCTTTTTCACGATGCCACATTCTAACACGAAGTTCTTCAACCCCTACAAGTTCTTTTTTAATGCCGTCAGCTCTTTCCTTTTCGCCACCTACAACAACTTTTGTTTTTTCTTTTTCAAGTAATTCAAGTTTATCTATTCCTTCAGTAAATAGGTCAATAGCTTTCTTTTCGTTTTCTTCTACCTTATCTACTTTGTCTGTAGTTTGCTCAACATATTTAGTTCCGCTATTAGTAAGTTTGTCTACGTTTTTTGCTGCGGTGTTTGCTGCTGAACCATAGGCAGTAAATCTTTTTTCTGCTGCTTCTAACGCTTTGTTACTTTTGCTAATTGTTTCGTTTGCTTTTTCTAATGCCTTATCTGCTTCTTCGTTTAAGTTTACATAGGTTGTGATTCCTTCTTCTAATGTTCTTTTTTGCTGTCCTGCACCATCTTTAATTGCTTTATCTCTGTCTTTTTCAGCCTTTGCAATTTTTGCTCTTAATTCATCTTGTTTTTCAAGATTCTTTATAATAAATTCTTCGTTTTTTTGAAGTAAATATTTTGCTTTTTGGTATTCTAAGTAAGACGCTAATTCTTTGTTTAACGATTCTTGGAATTTAGTTTCATCTTTAATGTTTTTTAAAGTAGTTCCGTATTGTCCGTTAATCTTTTTAATTAAGTCTGCACGTTCTTTACTTCCTTCGTTAGTGTTTTTAAGCCTAGATATTAAAGTTGCAAACTCACCTGATTCCTTAGCAATATTTTCACGTTGTTCTTTTGCTTGTTCTGAGATTACTTTTTGTTGCTCCGCTACTTTTTTAGATGCTCCAAACCAATCATCGTAATTAGCAATTATTAATCCAACAGCAGCAATAATTAATCCAATACCACCTACTAAAAACGCTTTACCTGCAGTAGTCATTGCACTAAATGTATTTTTAACAACTGCACCTAATTGAATAAATGAATCCTTTGCTTCTAATGCTCCTTGAATACCTTGAGAAAATGCCATTGCTGATTGAACTTTCAACAACGTTTTTTGTAGGTCTTCTGATTCAACTCCAATTAAACCTAATGCACCTTCAAACGCTTGGAATCCATCTAATGCTCCACCAATAGAACGTGTAAGAGAAGTGAATTTAGCGTCAGGATTAAAGGCATCGGTTAACGCTTTTGCATCTTGGATTCTATCTTTTAAATCTGCTGCTTTCTTAGCTGCTTCTGCTGCTGCTTGGGATGTTGCACCAAACTTATCGGATAAAGTTTGAACGTCTGCTTGAGCTTGTTTTAATTGACTTTTAAGACTTCCTAAGTTTGTCTGTAAGTCTAATTCTATTACTTTCTTTTCAGCCATCAGTTAGTTTTTTTAAGTGCGTGTTTTCTTCTTTCTTGACGTGTCATTTTTCTAAAGGATGTCGTGTAAGCGTACTTTCCTTTTGCGATGTCTATGTTCTCTGATATTCCGTAGAAGTTATCTATAGTAAGCATTGCGATTATGTTCTTTATCATCTTTGTATTATGTTTATTGTTCGTGTTTCTGTAACTCCTGAGTTCAACACATATCTAACGTTCAAATCGTACACCGTGCCTGATGCTCCTGCAGGAATTGTAACTGTGACAAATTGAGGTGCAAATATCTCACTAGGTGTGATTGTAACATCTGTATCTGTGCAAGTTATTAAAGCTGAGTAAGTATCGTTTACAAAGTCAATTGGCACTAAAACGTTACCCCCTGCAATACCTACGTTTGGTATCTGTGTTGCATTTACCATCGGTCTGAAATCTAGGATCAATTGGAAGTTTACTTCGCCTGTTGTTAGATTAGACTGCATTGAGTTAATGATGTAGCGTTTATCTCTAATAACCAATCTGTCGTTTAATTTTAATCCTGTCAAAAGTCCGATAGGTAGTATCGTTTTAACGCTGATCAATCTCTGCTTCAAATTGTAAAGATTATACAGGTAAGAAAAGTAATATGTTCCGAATAACGTTTGTTGCACTGGTACATTTAACATCGTAGAAATGTCAGGAGCAAAGTTTAACGTGTAGTCAGTTAGATTCGTGTAAAGGTCTTGTCCGAATGGCGTGTAGTTTGTTATGTTAGTTGTGGTAGTTCCGTTGTTAAAGTGGAAATCAACGTCTTTATTGTCGTATTGATAAAGTAGAATAGGTTTAGGAACATACGGAGCAAACTCGTTGTTTAAAGAATATCCAACCTGTAAATTAGTTCCTGTGAATTTTGTCTGTAACAAGTTCTCGAAAGGAACGTCCAGAGTAAACTCACTGCCATCGTAATTGTACTGATAGGATGTATCTCCATACTCCCTCATAAACAACTGACTGAATTGCTTGTTTAAGAATGATTCCGAGTTTTGATATTTCATCGTTATCTTCTTGTAGAGCTTCATCTTATCTACGTCAATACTATCTACGTCTGTGAATCTTGAAATGTCTACAATAGCACCTTGTGAGTACCAATCGTCCAAAGGCTCTAACTGATAAGTGTTGTTAGAAGTCGCATAACACGTTAGATTAAAGATCTTACAAATCCCACTAAAGAAGTCGCTTACTTTCATCGTAGGTGACATAGATGCCAAGTCCGTGTTTAATATAATTACTTGTGATGCATTTGTACACGTCGCAGATTCTGAAACTATCGCAAATCCTGAAAGATATTGCACTGAATATTTGATTGTTGTTCCAAGTGTCATCGCAGTAGCACCACGCAATTTAAACTGATATGTAATATCAATACCAGCAGTCTGATTAAAGAAGTCAGCAGTATAAGTCCCTGTTCCGTTTCCTACTAGGGTAGTAAATAAGTTTCCATTTTGGTAAACATCAATGTAGTAATCATTTCCTGTTGATGCAGACGTTACATTGAACTCAATTAAGTGACTTAGAACTCCAGGCAATTCAATTACGTTTAACGTGTCTAAAGTTGTGTCAAATCTCGTCGTTAAATCATATAGTCCTGTCGGGGTAGTAACGGACTGCATATTAACTAAATATGATTCAGATAATACTTGCATTTCGTTCTTGTTTTTGTACCACAAGAAAAGTTTAGTAAATCTCTCGTCATTTAAAAAGTTTCCATTAAACGTAACTCCGTATTTCGATGCGATTTGATTAAAGATGTTTTTAACTCTTACTGCAGGAAACAACTCATTGTAGTGAATGTGTCCTGCGTTTTTTTGAATGTCATTAGCAGAAGCAGTTGGTATTGTCAACCAACTTGGAGTAATTGTCGTAGGCGTTTGACCTGTCCAAGTCCAAATTCTTTGTGAACTGATTAAAGGATATTTTACATTGTAAGCATTCGTTCCGTCCGTAATTCTGTTTTTGACTTCCGTTCCATTGTAAAGGTGATTCACAGGTGTGTAATCTAAGTTAGATAACAAGTCCTCTCCAAAGTAATCTAGTAACGTTTTGCCTTCACCAAAGAAACTAAGTGTGTAGCTTTCTGCTTGTCCGTTTTTGAGTTGTGCTTTATCAATCTGCATTTTACCCCTACGAAAGAAAGTAAGATCAATTTCTATGAAAGCATTTCTACGGATGTTGTGATCAATAGTCGCATCCACATCACTCTGATAAAAGTGTTGTAAGATAGCGTTGTTGTATGGCGAAGCAGGAATTGTAAAACTCTGGGAGAAGTCCGTGTAAGTCTTTGAAATGTCTGCTACGTTTTGTTGCGTGGATGTTACCTGAATCTGCTCATCGTTGAATAGTTCGAGTCTTTGTCCTTCGATGTATACTTGTACTTTTCTATTCATTACACTACTGAGTTAATTGTGTCGTAAGCGTATTCAAAGTCTAGTTGGTAGTTGATCATATGTGTGTTGATGCTCTTAAATAGCTCTGTTGATTTCGTGTTTATCTTCACTGGTGATTTGTCTAGTAAGATTCTTTCGCTCAACATTAGTTGTCTAATCACTTCCGAATAACTTTCGTTTACCCAATCAGTGTTTACCTTGACTTGCTCTTTTGCGTTTGTGTTAAATACTTTTCTTTGGCCTTCCTGAATATCGTAACTAGGATAAGTTGCAGGCATTAAATTGTATTCCGTGTTCTCAACGTTGATTGCTCGGTTACTTGCTTTGAAGAACCATTCAGTCTGCCAAGCTCCGTATTTGTTTACAAAGTCACATCTAACAGGCGTGTATTTACATTCTGCTTTTGGTTGGAAGGTTGCAGTCCATACAGTAGTACCTGCGTTTATGATTTCTACCTTGTTTCCTGCACTTAAATACGTTGAGTATACTCTAGGATAGTCTTGTACGTTTAATGCTCCTAAAGACGAAGTGTTATTTGCTCCTGTTACTAAGTTCGTGTATTTGATTGTATCTCCTGAAATGTTTTCGATTGTTAAGTGTCCGTAGTTTCCTGTTCCATCTAGATAATAGTTGTACGTTCCTGCATCTAAATGGATTCTAGATAAGTTAGGATTTGCTCCGTCCGTATAATTTCCGTACCCTTCGTAAGCTCTGTAAGTTAATGTTGTGCCAAACTGCACGAATCCACCTGTAGTTTTCTTGAATGTTTTGATTCCTATCCAACACCATTGAGCAGAAGGAGTAGGTGCATTACTTGTCGTGATTGCTTGTAATGCGTTGTGATTAATAAACTCCCTGATGTAAGGTGACAAGTCGTAATAAGTAGCAGGTGAACTTGACGAAGGAATTTGCTTACTTAATGTGTAAGCAGGTGATGCAGGCATTGGAGTCGTGTTTCCATTCCAAAGAAAGATCTGGATCATTGACGCAGTTTGTGATGCTTCGTTGATTGTTAGAATGTAAGGTGAACGTGCGAAAATTGCCATCTATTTTTGATTTGGAAATACTGTGTTATTAAATAATTTTATTGCGTCTATTCCGAATGCTTCTACTAGATCATTAGGTAAACGCTTGATTGCTTTTTCAAATGGTTTTGTAAAGAACAAACTAGGTTTGATTCCGTTGTAATATACTGACCTTGCAATTGCAAACGATAAAGACTTTCTGCTTTTAAACTTTCCTTTTTCTCTTGGTGCTAATCCTTTACGAACTATCCACTTGTCGAATGCTTTTGCTGGTGGCATTTTGTTCGTGTATTTGAAGTCCGTATTGTACTTCTTTTTAATACCTGAAACTCCTTTGTCTTGATAGATTCCGTACTCATCCATTGAGAAGTCCATCTCGAATGAATTAGGATTAGCCTTTACATTACCTTTAATAGAGTTATACAACCTCTTAGAAACGTTTTTACCACCCCTCGTAAGATTTGCTTTAGCCTGACTAATTACATAGTCTCTAAACTTGTTTAACTCTAGTTGTAACTCACTCTGCTTCATCCGTGTTTTCAGTAGGCTTCGCAGCTTCGTTTAAGATATTCAAAATAGGAACTCCGAACTTCATCGGTAACTCACTTAAGATTGCTTCTAATTGCTTTACTTGTTCTTCTGATAGTGTTAACATAGTCCGTGTTTTAGATGATTACTACTCCGATTGCTTCAGCGACATACTCGTTGACAACTGAATTATCAGTACCCCAAGTTAAGAATTGTTCTTCAGTTAGAGTATAGTTCCCTTGACTTAATTGCTTTCCGTCCTCAGTTAGTAATTGCCAATACGTTGTGCAAGTCGTTGCAGTTGTTTCAAAGTTCAATACTAACACGGATAATCGTGTCGCAGTACCTTCGTTTAGTGGATAGACGATTGGTTGAATCGCTACTCCGTTTGTGTTTGTTTCCATTATTTATGTTTAAAATTATACTATTGTTAAGATACCTAAATTGTTCCAAATTGCTCCCGTTGGCAATCCCGTTGGTGATGTTGGAAGGCTTGGTAAAAGAATTACTAAGTCGTCACGCACTCGCATTGCTGCCGTTCCCGCGCTATTTTCAATTAATAAAGAACTTGTTGCGCTTGTTGCAAATGCGCCTTTAATATGGCAAGTTGCACTAATTGTGCCATTGAATCCAATGCCTACTCTTGGTTGTGAAGAATTACCCATCCATTTTAAAGATGTTGTATCAAATCCGTTTAACAGAACACCTCCCGTACCCGTATGTTCTTTCACAATAGTTTGCGTTCCATCTGTATAAAATGAACCTACAATACCACCATCAGCAGTTCTTCTTATTCCGACATTTCCATTTGTTCCCGTTATTCCCGATGATAATTGACCACTCACCCTCGCAGTACCATTAACGTCAAGCTTGAATCCTGCGTCTGTGGTGGTATTGATGAGGACGTTGCCCGTGGTGGCTATTGCCAAATTTGCAGTAGATGAACTACCTGCTGACATCAGAATTCTTCCCGCAGCTGCATCATTTAAGAATGAAATATCACCCGTTGTATTAGATAAAAAAGCACAATTTGCAGTTAATATTTTATAAGGTGTATATCCCGTAGATGTTTTACCCGCACTAAATGTACCACTATTAGCTTGGAAGTTTATTCGTGATTCCGCACCTGCTCCATTTGTAAGGTTTTTAATGTTAAATGAAGTACTTGCGTTTTGTGTTCTTAAGATGTTCAAATCAGCATCGGGCGTACTCGTCCCTATCCCTAAACGTCCATTGGTATTATCCCAAAACAAGTTAGCCGATTCTTGAACTACATTTCCCGTTCCTTCAAACAACACACGTCCAACAGTACCCGATGTGATTGCAGTCGTACCGATTGTGATTCCCGTGCTTATCGTGAATGTTCTATCTGCTGAAAGGTCTTGTGTAGTTCCGTTTATTGTTAGGGTGCGTGATGCTGGAACTAAAGACGAAGTGTCAGTACCTGAAATCTCCACATAGACGCTACCTGTCCAACGATATGTCTTGTTGGTATCGTTAGCTATGAAGATTGTTTTGAGCGTACCTGTTGCAGGAAATGCTGCTAGGTTTGCGTAGTTCTTTACCTGTGATGGAATGTTTATGTCTATTGCCATACTAAATTTATAAGTTGATTGCTTAAAGTTGCAAATGTTGATGTCGCTACTTGTGTTCCGTCTATTTGTAGATTCAATGTCGTGTCAGGTAATGTAAGTGTTTCTCCACTTGCAACTGATTCGTGATAACTATTATCCGTGTTTACAACGTATGAAGGTGAGCAGTAAGGAGCATAGCTGCCTGTGTCGCAAATAGTCATGTCGTTAGGAATCGTAACATCAAATGTCATCGTCCAACCTGCTAACAAATTCTCAAATCTTTCCGTGAAAGGCTCAAGTGTAGGTTCTGTTTCCACTACAAATTGTTCATCCCAAAGATTACCGTGAAGCATCTGTTGGTAACATCTATTCAACACGTGATGTTGCGTGTTTAAAACGTCTAATTCGTTGTTGTTCTCTTGGAATATATCAGTTGTTTCCGTTTTGGAAATATCTACAATATCCATTGCGATCAAAGAAACATTGAACGTCTGCGTGTTATCTGATAACGTAGAACTATTAACCATTATGTGAGTCAATGGAAATATCGTCTGTTTGTTAAGATCAACCTGAAAGATGTCGCCTTGAGTAACTGAGTTTACAATCTCGTCATTGTCGAAATGCCACTTAAGTTTGTCTAGTATGTCGTAGAATCCTGTCATCGTTTTAAATTGCGTTCAAATTGTCTTCTTTCAATGTCTGTTTTTTGCTTTTCAAAGACGAGATAGGTGAGACATTTAGTAAGTTTGTAATTGGTAACTTCATCGAATCTTGTAATGTCTCCTTGAGCGATTGCATATATTGATTGATACCATCCCCATCGCTTGGCAAATTGAGTTGTTTCTGAAAAGTCGTTGTAAGTTTCTGATTCTTCTTCATCTCGTTCTCCAAATAACTCAGGGTAGCCTGCAGTAACTCGTTTCCTAAATTCCAAAAAAAAACACTAGATGCTATAACTACATCCAAAGGTGCAAACTTCATTAACTCCTGAAAGTCTTTGTTTGGCTCATAGGGTAAAACATCGTATTTATCCTTTCGTGTTTTCATAATCGGTCTGTACATAACA